CTGGTTAACCTGACGTAGCGGACCATTAGCGGTAATCGCTACGTAAATATCCTGAGCCGACGTATCAGACTGCGGGGGCCATTCCGCGACGGCGCCCCAGAAACGATAGCCTGAGTACGTAACCCCAGTTGACGATGTGGCATTAATGGATACGCGGATCTGGATACCTTGCTGTATATTCGGATAGAACTGTCCTGCCGTATTGTCTGGCGAGAACGATCCATCCCGGTTGTTCAGCGTCATCTGACACTGGGCTGGCTGCGGGGTCTGCCCTTCTTGGGTGGTGCCCCCTGTGATAGTAACCGTAGCCCTGTCGCCGCCATACACGTAATCCGTGATGTCTGTCCAGGTACCGCCGATGTTTAGCTCGACCAGTAGTCCAATGACGCTAGCCGGGAAGTACGTCGGGTTAGGCGGCGGAGGCGGAGGACCACCCGGCGCAACGATAACCGTGTATGCCTTACTCGCAGTGCTGCCGTTGGCATCCGTGACGGTTAGCGTGAAGTTGTATGTCGTCGCGGTAGTCGGCGTGCCCGACCACGCCCCGGTCGATGAGTTGTACGAGGTACCGGCCGGTACCGCGCCCGATGTCGTTGTCCAGGTAAGCGGCAATGTACCGCCCGACGCCTGAAGGTTCGGAACGGCCGGGGCAACATATGCCGTACCTACAACTCCATTCGGAAGGGTCGCAGTCAGTATTGATACGGCCGGGTTGATAACGATAGTGAACGATTTGGTATTCTGGCTACCGTTGACATCGGTGACCGTGATATTGAAGGTGTAGGTGCCGGCCGTGGTCGCCGTTCCGGACCAGGCTCCGCTGGACGACAAAGTAACACCCGGAGGATGCCCGGAACCGGCCGACCACGTGAACGGCGAGACGCCAGCAGTCTCCGCCATGCTTGATGCGACATACGGCTGGCCGACCGTGCCCTGCGGCAGCGGGCTAGTCGTCGTGATAGAAGGGCCAGAGAATATCGCCTTGAACGTCGCCAGGACGCCGCCCCAGCTATTCTGGCCGGTAGAAATAGAGTAAGTCGCGGTAGCAGATTGTACGCCGGCAGCCAGTCCGGTCTTGTACTCAAAGTCAAACAGGGAAGAACCAGCCGCGTTGGAGCTAGCACGCGACCAGCCGGAGGGAGAGGTCCAAGCACCACCAGGAGTACCCGTATACCAGGCACCCAGGCCCAGGACGCCCAGGTCGCCTGCCGCGTTAGCCACAGAGGTGGCAGTTGGGCCGATCGAGGTAGAAGGTGTAGAGCCGCTGGACACACCAGCAGGAGCGTCGAGTGCCTGAGTAGTTCCTGCCGGAGAAGAGAACTCAGACATGCCACCACGGCACAGGACACCGGCAGGCCCAGTGAAGGTGACGTTGTTGATGCTACCCGGATTGTTCGGGTAATACCATATCTCTACGTCGTTGCCGCCGATAGCAGCCAGAGCATTAACTAGGCTCTGCTCAACCGGCGCGTATATATTGCTCCAGAACTGAGAACCGGCACCTACGTTCGGCGGGAGGCCCCAGTAGGTATTAACGTTGAACATGTTCGGGCTAGCCGCGACAAAGGTCACGATACCGTTGAACCAGTTAGTAACGCCAGGCGGCTCCGCGAGCGCGGTCATCGTCTCAATGATAGCTATCTTGGCGAGCGGGTTGGCGGCGGTGATCGCGTTGTAGAAACCACCGAACCGTACGGTTGGGGTAACGCTACCCTGAGTAGAGTGCTGATAGCCGTCCATTCCGTAGAAGTCCATCACCGGAACGATCGTGCCCGAGCCTACCGAGGTTGCGGCTATCGCCGCGCCGCCGATGGTGGCAGCTAGGTTGAACGTACTGCCTGACGAGTTGACTACATAGTAGACCTTGTTCGTTGAAAACCCGGTCGGCGCTGAGCCGGTTAGGATGACCGAACAGCCATCGCCGCTGCCTGCTGTGCCCCCGCTACCCAGGACGCCACCGGGCGTGAAGACATTCCCGGCAACCGTAAACACGGCTGGGCTGGCGCTGGTAGACGTGTAGGCATAGCCCGCCTCAACGAATGTGGTGTTAGAGGCTCCGGTGGCGTAGCCGCGCCCGTACCGGATGCCGGGGTTGTTGCGGTTCTTCAGGGCGATCAGGTAGATGTCCAGCTGCTTGGTTGAAGCAGCCGTAGCTACGTTCTGCACGCCAGGCTCGTGATATGGCATAATCCACGAACCTGCCGGAGCACCCACCCAGAACGCGATGTGAGCGCTGTCTAGGCTGCCGTTAAGCGTGTTTGTTATGTCCGGTTGGTAGTCCATGATCTGGGTTACCACGTCGGGCTGGAAGATAGCCGATGGCCAGTGCTGAGGAATACCGAGGGTGATGGTGCCGCCCGTTGCCCCGAGGACGCCGGTACTGGCGTAGGATATGGCAGTAGTCAGGCCAGTGACGCCAGCCCCGGTCAGGCTGTCAAAGCTGTGGTTACGCTCCCCGGCCGTTACGGAACTGCCACCCGATGATCCCGCCCGGAGCCATCCGGCCGGAGCGGTGAATGGACCCGCCGCCGCAGCCTCAACTACCGCGACGAGGAGATTCTTGATAGTCGATGCAGCTGGCATACCACACACGACGCTACCGGTCCCCGAGGCAGCCGTTCCGTTCTGCACGTTCGCGAAGCCGGAGCCGGTGATTATGACGGTGAAAGCCTTGTTATTGGTGTTGCCGTTGCCGTCTGTTACCGTAGCCGTAAAGTTGTAGGTGCCCGCTGTTCCGGCCGTACCGGACAGAACACCAGCCGAGGACAGGGCCAGGCCGGAACTGGTTAGCGATCCACCGGTAACCGCGTAGGTATAGGTAGGCAGGCCACCCGCTGTGGTTAGCGACTGGCTGTATGCGCTACCCGATGTGCCGTTTGGTAGGCTAGCGTTAGTAGAGATCGTAGGCAGGCTAATCTTGAACGTGCCTACTGTAGCACCCCACGCCACAGCCCCGCTCAGCGTACCGCTCGCCCCAATCTTTGCTGTCGATGTGGTGACCACATCAAACTCATTGAGGACGGCCGATAGTGTGACGCTGGCGATAGTCCCGAAGGACGGAGCCGATAGGGTCTGACCAGATCCGTTGCGGATTCCGCCAAAGGCTAGCTCGCTCGCCTGGGCCAGTAGGCCAGGCGTAAGGTTTGAACTAGGCGTGCTGGTAGAACCGCTAGAAGAGTTCAACTGGTCTACCGTAGCCGAAGCGATACCGCTAGCTGCCTTGACGAACGCGATCTTGTTTCCAGTGGACGACGGCCAGGTAATAGTTATCGTGTCCGCGGTTGGACTCGTCACCAACGCATTACCGCCCGGCGAAGACCAGATATGGACGCGCTGAGTGCCGGCGCCCGGAGTTACCTGTGCGTTATAGACGTTGCCAGCACTATCAATGATGCTAGACGGAGGCTCGTTCAGGCCATCTGCGCATATAACGAAAATGGTATCGGTGGCGGGAACCGCGCTGCCCGAGCCTGTTGCGCATGTGCCGACCGTAAGCACATGCTGATTGCTACCGGTTCCCGCCGACCCGTTAGCTACGTTATATGCGGCCGAAGTTGCCATCTATCCACCTAGCGCAAACTGGACGTCGCCGCCGCCCTTGACTCGGACATGCTTCATTACCGCGTCTACGATCGCTGCCTCCAGCGTTCCGCGCGGGCCAACCCATTCCAGCTGAAGCTTCTGAGTTCCACCAGCCCTACTGCCGATGTATTCAGGGTTGCCGGTCCCGTTGTACATAGGCGGATTCCAGCCGGGGCGGAGCCAGCCGCCGTTGTCCATGAAAGCCTGGTACGCGCCGTCTACGTACGTAGTCCAGGGCGAGAACGAATGCCCAGCCTGGTCAAACTTGGAAACGGCCGCGAGCGCGTTACGGAAAGGATCGAGCAGCTGGCCATTGATGCCCGCCTGCGGTTCGGAGTTGCCGGGGGTGATCTGCCACAGCCCCCACCCGGTGGTGGCGTACGGCTGGCCTGCCTGGACGGCGCGCGGGTTGAACCCGGACTCGGCGCCGGTGATCGCTGCGGCGATGTGGGCGATGTAGCCGCCCGGACCGCCCGCCTGCATCCAGTAGTTTTCAATAGCGCTCAGCGACGCCCGGCCGAGCCCGCCCTTTCCGGCGCCGAAGTTCATCGCCGCCGCCGCCTTAGCTGACGACTGGAACTGCTTGATGGCTGCGTGCGCCCACATCAGTTCAGCAGATTTGGAAAACTGCGCCCCGGCCCCTGCCATCCACGGAGGCCCGGAAGGAATATTGCCGATACCTCTGCCTGATATATCGCCTGCTATTCCACCACCAGCGAAGCCGGGAATACCCATAGCCGCGCCGATCGGCTGAATAGTAGGCATCGCCCAGGTCGGTACAATACCCTCGCCCGGCGTTGCGGCGATCAGTACGCTGTCCCTGCCGGGCGTCCCGCCCGACACGACGCTGCCTTCCTGAGAGAACTTCAGCAAGGCGTGTTCCTTAGCCGTAAGCCCCTGGCTGAACGCGGCTACCTGGCCATGCGCGCTCGCGACCATCGTGATCGGGATGTTCTTGCCGTGCATCCTGTCAATCTGACCTTGTAGCCCAGGTAGCACGCGCTGCCATAGGTCAGTAGCCTGGTCCTTGGTCAGATGTAGGCCGCGCTCAGCGAAGGTAACAAACTCAGCTTCGGCATCTTTCGTGTTGCCGGTAAGGCTAAAGAACTGATTCGCCAGGTGCTGAGCATCCGTCGCTGTTGTCTTGCTGTTCAGGCCGGTTGTCTTTACTGCGGCGTATAGGGCGCTCATCCACTTGGTGCCGCCAGTAGCCGCGACAATGGCCGTAGCCATAGCGTTGTTCAGCGTAGTACCGAGCGCGACGCTTAGGTTTCTGACGTCGGTAGTAAGGTTGCCTGCGTGCTTGGTCAGGGTAGTAACGATGCCGTCCAGATTCTGCATCGGATGGTGTACGTTACCGACCCATTCACTTAGCGCCTTGAACGAGTCGGCGCCGCGATAACCCCCGCGCTGCGCGAGCGCGTAAAGTACAGTGGTTAGCTGCGAGCTACCCTTGGCCGCAGGCAACATCGAAGCTACCAGATCTTTGTTCGCCCGCTGTAGCTCGTTTGTCGCCTTGCTGCCGCCACCAGCCGCCGCCGCCAGGGTAGTCAGGTTGTCCATCTGGTTGTTTGCAGCCTGCGCCGTCGAAACGAAATTCTGCTTCAGGGTAAGCTGCCGGTTACTGAGCAGGCCAAGACTGCTAGTGTTTATCTTAGCAGCTCTGTCCATGGTAATAAGCGACTGCGAGAAAGAAACCTCGCCAGATATCCCGCCACTAATGGTTGAAAGGAATGTGTCCCACGCGTTGTTCAGGTTCCTAGCCTGGGTATTCTGTAGTTCCGTACTGAAGGTGACGGCGTTGATCGCGTTGTTGAGCATCGGGCCCTTGGCGGTAAGGTTCGTGTACCCGCGAATCAGGTTCTGAACCTTCTGCTCCATAAGCTGGACGCTGTCGCCAGCCCTGACCCCGGCCATGTCCATGACGCCCAGGGCCTGAGCAAAAGTAAATCCGCCACTAGACGCATGCGTAAGAGAAACGCCTAGCTGCCCAGTACCGGTAACACCTTTTTGAGCGTAAGTATTCCACTTACCCTGAGCACCGGTAAGATTCCCTATCTCGGTAAATAGGTTCCTCTGGTCCCCCAGGAACTTATTAACAGCGCCGCTCATCAGCGCCTGGTCATTTTTGTACTGGTTCGCCGCGCTACCAGTCTGCGTAACGAAGTCGTTAACGCCCCGGCCGATGTCCGCGAAGAAGCCTGTGAATGACGCAGGATGGCCAATACTGAATGCCTTGGCAAACTCGGACCCCGCCGCACCGATGCTATTCGCTACCCGGTTAATGGTGTTCCCGAAGGAGTCCCATCCCCTGGAGATGCTCGACATCGTCGTCGTAGACATACGCTGGTTTAGCTGGCCTATGTCTATGCTTATCTGCTGAATAGCCTGCGACGCGGTAAGGTTGGATAGGCCATTCTGAAGATTGGCGACGAAGTCCTTTGTGGCCTTGTCAGCCTGAGTTCCCTTGTACGCGAGGTACCCGAACGCAGCCGCGCCTATGGCCGCCCAGCCCCACGGAGTCCCGAACAGGGTCCCAAGGATATTCCTGAACTTCAGAGCACTTTGCGCAGACTTAAACTGTGCATCATTAAGGAACCCTAGTGCCCTGACGACGCGCAGCCCGAACACGTCAACGAACGCAGCACCCCAGATAAGTGCGCCGTGTAGGGCGAGGCCAAACTCAACAATAGGATGAGGAAGCTTAGTGAGCGCGAGCAGGACATCTGCCGCAGCCTGTACTATGTCGAGCAGGAAGTGCGCAATACCAGGATCTGCTTTGAGCAGGTTACCTAGGGCGAGGCCGACCGTACCTATGATATGGCCGAACTGCGTAAGATAACCGATACCATGGTTAAGTAGGGCGCCGAATCCTCCCTGGCTCTTTGTCCATATATCTATCTTCGCGATCCAGTCATCGAAGATCGTAACAACCTGGCTCGCGGTACGGGAGAACACCCCGGTGTTACGGCTTACCGCATTCAGCGCGCCGCCGTACGCCTCAACCGTCTGTGGCGCCATTGCCTGGGCAATCTTACTAAACTGCCCGCTGAGCGGTCTTATATTGACGCCCAGGGTATTCGCGACGGTATTGACCGACTGAAGATGGAGATAAACGTCCTGAGCCGCAGGCACCATCGAGGCAATGCCTATTGCTGCCGCAGCTGCCGCTAGCCCGACAGCAACGATTGCCTCGATCATTCCGTCAATAGCCAGGTGTACCGCGCTAACGGCGCCAATAGTTCCAGCGCCGAAGAAAGCAAATGTTGCGCCGCCGCCTGCGGCGTTGCCCCTGCCTCCGCCTCCCCCGCCGCCACCGCCTCCGGGCGCGCCCACGAAGGTATGGCTGCCGGCGCCCCCGGCGCCCATACCGGCCGCAAGCCCTAGCGCCGTCGCACCGGCCACCGTTGTCGCGATAGCCCGGCCTAGGGCGGCTACCGGGGCCCGGTTCCCTAGGCCGATAGCGAGCCCCTGGCCGGCTGCTACGGCTATCGCGTTCGTTACGTCGGCGGTCATGCCCGAGCCGACGCCCGGATTAACGACTAGGCTAAGCGCAGTGCTCTTGAACTCGTTCTCGATAGTGCTTATCTGCTGGCCAACCTGTGACGTATTGACGTTGACGTCAAGAAGGTCGGCTAGGCCGTGCTGCTCTATCTTGCGCTTCAGCAGCATCAGCTGGGCATCGATCATGCCTGGCGGTATGTTGATATCGAGTAGGTCCGCAATCTTCAGCGCGGACATTCTCGACTTGATCTTGGTCAGCGTACCGTCGATGTTCCCGGCAAAGACATCGACGGTTCCAATAGACTGGATAAGACGCTTGAGTGCGAGTGCGTCAGCCATCGCCTTAGTGATACCCACACCCGAGTAATCGGTGCGGATCTCAATATCAACGATGTTTGCCACTCGACTACTCCATGTCTTCTAGTCCGTCGTCGTCTCCGCCGTATGCCAGGTTCATGATCGTCATCAGACGAAGTACCTCAACATCCTCCCCTGCAGCTTCGCTGGGCAGGCAGTGGAACTCCCTGCACACAGCCATGATATTTTCCGCTTCTATCAACTCGGGAGGCTTTCCGACGAATCTCCCAGATTCAGTGATTTCTCCTCCGACTGCCCTCCATTTTGAGATGGCGGTACCAAAGGGTCTGAAATCTGCACCAGACTCATCTGCCACGCAGTCAGAACCTTGGCTATGATCCACCGCTCCTGGCCGAGTACCCCTTCCTCATTCGCCGGTACCGGCTTGCCTTCCTCGTCTTCTAGGTTCCACGAGACGAGGCGGGACACGAACAACTCGATGATCCAGTCATTGGCCTGTATGGCTTCTTCATTTAGCCCCAGAACCATTCCGAACCGCATCATCTTGTTGTACTCGCCTACGCTGACCGACCCCATCACAACCTCTAGGCCGGCCAGGTGCTCGTCGTCTATGAACTTGAGCCGGTACTGCTTCGGCTCAGGCCTAAATCCCATTTGTCGTACCTCCTCTACGACAGCCCAGGCAATCCACGCCACCCATGCGAGCAGCGTGAACCAGCCCAGGTGCTCCATGTTCTAGTTGACGGTCCATGTTGGTGCGTTGCCGTCAAAGCCGGTACCCGGCACCTGCCAGGTTAGCTCGCCGGTAGCCGCACGAGTGATCTGGTAGTCAGTGAGGATCTGAGTCAGGGTCAGCTTCGGGTTGCCGGTGGTGGTGCCGATCGGGTCGATCTCAACCGAGCGGCTGACCGACGTGGAACACACCGTGTTGAATACGGCGTGGCTCATGTTGGCGGCGGTGTTGAAGACGCCGTTGAGCGTCAGGGACGAGTCGCCAAGCAGCAGGATGCGCTCCTCAGCAAACTTGTCGATACCAGTTACCTGCTCCGTACCTCGCGGGGTACTAAGCGAGTAGTTCGTGCAGTCGTTGCTGATGGTCTGGAGAACAGATGAGGCATCCGAAACCTTCAGGACACCGCCCAAACCAGTAGTCTTGGCCATTGTGGTTTACCCTCTCTGAGTGATTGATCTCCACCAGTCGAAGTTTTGCTGCATCTCCTCAACCCAGAATTCAGCCTTTGTATGCTGACGCGGAGGAGAAATGTACTTACGCCAGTCACCGTCGCGCACCACGAACAGGGCCGGGCGCTCAAGGGGTATCGTATGCTCCTTTCCAAAGCATTGCTGACCAGGCCCGTAAATGAACTTGTACAGGCCCTCGCCAACGTGCTGCGTTGTATAGCGACGGGTCTTATCGTGGGTGATGTAATGGTACTGTCTCTGGCCTAGCTCACTACCGACATCGACGGTAGTGACCCAGCCATGGCGATATGCCTCGCAGCCCGCCTCTTCACATGTCGCCCTACGGCGGTGCGTCTGGCGAGGCATCTTCATGGAGAATGTCCGGTAATCCTTCGGCTCCATATTCGGCTTAATGCGACTAGCGTTCAGGTTAACCGCACCGTTCAGATTCATATATCCTCCTAGAACCCGGCTGTCAGGAAGTTAGGCGTGAACATGGCCGCGAACGAAACAGAGCTGAACGTACCGGCCCCGGTACTGACCCGTAGATACCGGTTGACCTGGCCTGTGATCGAGTTACGCTGCGCCCCTAGGGCACTCTGGGCGCCGAAGTCGAGCAGGGTCGTCCAGCCTGACGTCCCGGTCGTGCTATGCTCGATGAAGATATCCACGGACGTGCCCGTGAACGCGAACACCTGGAGATAAGCGTTGATCCCGAGGCTGCTCTGTAGCGTCCAGGTCCAGGTCGGCGCCGTCGCGTACACAACCGATATGGTCTGGCCGCCCTGGACAACATAGGTTCCGTCGCCGCTACCTACGACAACGCCCGCGACGGTAACATTACCGACGCCGGTGCCACCCGAGATCACGACCGTCGCAGGCTCGCTCGCCGGGTTCGTCGCATTGACGCCCGAAGCCGGGACAGCCGGAGGAGTAAAGGTCCAGGTCCATACCCAGGTCGGCGCAACCGTGTAAACGATCGAGATGAACTGACCCGAAGGCACCGGGTACGTACCGGGCCCGGTACCGACCGATACGCCATTGACGATGACATTCGAGATAGTGCCGCCAGAGATCACGACGGAGGCAGTCAGCGGCGACGGGTTGATGACCGAGGTAGCACTAGGGATCATAGGCGGCGTAGCAGCCCCGGCGCCGTTATCATACACGGTACCAGCCGTTGCGATCGTATCAGTGCGGACGCCAGGGGTCAGGGCTACGCCCCATTCCATGCCGTGGCCGTCATTCTGGATTTCTGTCTTGAAAGTCAGGTTACCTGTGGTATCGCGAGTCGGGTCATAGTTGACCTGAATCGCCCTCATACCGGCCGCGTCGCTGCCTACCGCCTGAACATACCCCGGCGGATGCGCAAGGAAAAGGTTACACGTCTGGTCGGTGCGCGGCAGAGCCTGGAGGTTGTTCGTCCAGAACGGCGCCACGCTTGTGATATTCAGGAAGCTGGTGAACTGCCAGTCAGCATCATGAAGGCCGCCAAGACGCGCCATTGCAACCTGCTTGACTCCTGTAGCGTCAAGTACGCCCACAGGAGAGCTAATCTGGTCAACGGATCCGGTGTCCAGGCTCAGGTCGTAGCCGCCCACGTAGAAGTTGGCGCCGATACCCGACTGCTTGCTAACTGGCATTACTTCTCCCTAGTCGAAGTTCATTGCCCTGACGTATGGAACGATTACTTCCTCGGCTATGCCCTGCGCCTCCATGTCCAGCTCCTGCGTAGCCTTACGGAAGCCGTGGTAGCCCTTGAATCTGGTACTGAAGTTACGCGAGCCAGTACCTTCTAGCCAGGGCCCGTACATCGCATTCTCGGTTGTCACTACCGTTTCGTGAGCAGGGTCGGAAACAATGACCGGCATCGTGTATACCGTGCCGTCGCGCCCGGACCACGCATACGAGTGGTTAGCGTCGATTGACGTAATGGTCGATAGGAAGCCACCCGGATCATTGCGTATGTTCTCTGCGAAGAACTTACGCGCGAGTGCTATACCGTGCTCCGCGAGCGCTTCCCTAATGTGGTCCTCAGCTATGATCGCGAGCCCAGCCGCGCGCCCGTCGAACATAGGCCCGCGTAGTGTGACGTTCCCGTCAACGGTGAAGATGCCGATGAAGTCCATCAGTCAGGCTCCCCGAAGCATCCACCTGAATGCGGCTGGCCGCCGTGAAGGCAGGACGGATCATGTACCTGCTTCGGCGGCGCAGGATCGTCCTCGATCATGTCCTTGATCATCGGCGCGAGTTTGGCCAGCTTATCATCGCCGAATCGCTGAATGTAAATAAAGGCAGGCTGGCCGCTGGTCGCGTCGATCACGATACGGTGCGTCTCGTTGAGCTCCTCCTGGGTGAGCACCCCCGCTTCAACCAGAGCCCTGCCGAAATGCCAGGCCATTATCTTCGCCATCACGCCACCTGCGCAAACATGTCGTTGATTATGATTGGCACCGTAACCGTTACGATACGGAACATCGTACGGTCTAGCTCCAGGTACCCGGATAGCATGTTCATCGCAGTACCAGCCATCCCCAGCAGGTCAACCGAGCGCGTGTCCGCGATGCCGCCTAGGCCGAAGTCGCCACTCAGGGCGCCCATCAGATCTGTAGCCGCAGCGGTCACTTTCGGGTCGATCGCGTCGAATGGCTGGCTAGTGAAGTTCTGGTAAATCCTCTGGTTGAAGATTATGACGCCAGATGTTGCGCTCAGCCCGCTCTCGCGGTATGGCCGGATCTGGTTTACCCAGACAGCGCAGAAGATGCCGGTGCCCGGCGACGACTTAGGCTCGTGACCGTTAACCGAGTCGAACCGGCCGCTGGCCTGGGCATAGCTGATGAGGCGATCAAGGACATCATTGATCGCGGCGTCGTCAAAGTTTGCCGTCACTGCCGCCACCCCCAATTATGATGCCGCCCTCGACAGCCCTCTCCTGTGGCGTCTTCTCCTTGACGTTGAGGTGCACGTAGCAGCTGGGAACCGCGACGCATGCCATCATGACCTGGCCCATGATTGTCTGATTGACCCAGTGCGGCGCGAGCGTGACGCCGTCGCGGATAGGCGGGCGATCTGCCTCCGGCACGCCCTTCTGCTCTGCTGCCACGTAGTCCGAGATGCACCCGAGGCACTTGAAATGCGGGATACCGGTTACCTCGTGCTCGACCTTGATCGGGATTCCTGTTGCCTTAGCCATTTGTCTGCTCCCTCCTATGAGCGTTCAGATGGATTGAATTGATGTGTTCAAGCGTTACCGGCTTGCCGGGGTGATGCGGGTGGTGCTTGCGGCAAAGCACATGAGTAATGCCGGTCGTGGGGTCTGTAAAGTTATGCCTTCCTATCCGCCAGCACCAGCGAGTGCCACAGTTCCATTTGCGTAGCTGGTTAAGCAGGAGCCCGAGCAGACTCAGGCCGGCAATTCCCGACAAGAAGTCATATGGCTCGAAATGCCCATATGGCTCTCCGTAGTCACTGCCCGTCCAGTGAACGAGGAAATGCCAGGTAGGCAGCCAGTAGTTCATATGACCCGGCTCCTGACCCTGCGACCGTAACGGGTACACACCCTATCACGTAGGTCGGGTATGCCCTCGCCCGGAGCTGGCTCATTGATCGACCCTGCACTACGTAGCGCGACCCGCTTGATCGCACTCGTGCCGCCGCCGTACGCGGCTGGCTCCTGTGTAAGCCCTACCGTAGACTCAGCTATGGCCAGTTCCTTAACTAGCCCAGGCACCAGGAACACACTCACAGGCGCGTTATTCAGGTGCGTAGCTCCCGAGGTACCTAGGGCGCCACGCAGTACCGTTAGCTGTCGCTGCGCGAACAGGGTGCCAGAGGTATGCGGCGCGAGTATGGTACCGTCCCAGGCCCGCTTGACGGCCAGAAGAGTGGAAGTGAGGATGTCCACGACGAGGAGCCGTTCCGAGTCGGCCCGCAGAATCTCGCCAGTGGCAAACTTGGTCGCGTCAGGAACAGCCACCTGGTTATCGGCTGCGCTTACGGTAGCTAGCCCGTCAAAGGCAATACCGGTATCGACCATGGCCTTGTCCTGCACGATCATGCGCTCGCTGTCGACAACGATGGCGTCGCCGACGCCCGGCGAGTAGCTTGTGCTCACATTCACGATTGGGCTAGTCGTATCGGTTAGCGCCGACGTGATCGTCCCGGCAGCCCATGTCTTGAGCCAGTAGCCGAACGTACCCTGAATGCTGATATCCCTTTGTGGCGTCGGCCCATTACCAAAGCTGAAGTTCTTGCTACGATCTAGCTCGATGCGCGTGAACGGTGGCCCGTAGTTCTCGCTACGGCAGAAGAAAGCATTGCTGGGAATCGCCGTGCCGCCGCTCGCGAGGATCATGCTAGGGTTCTGAGTCTGATTGGCGGCTAGCTCATTGCGCTCCAGCCAGATACGCCACGGATAGGCGTACTGGTAGTTAGGCCAGTCGAGGAACCGGGTAGCGTCTTCCGGGTAGAACTGACGCTGGCACAGGCCGTCAACATCCTCGCTCGCCATTGTGATCTGGCGGTCAATCTGGTCCTTGTTGTAAGCCGCCTGCTTAGAGTCCAGCGCCCGCATGACTTCCTCGCGGGTGGCGTAGCAGGGTCGCCAGATCGTCGTTGTCGTCATAGTGCGAGAGGCTCCACTTCAAAGTAATCGACGCCGGGCGCCTGTACGTTGCCGGTACCTATCCACTCAGTCGTCCACAGCTGGTTCCCAGGCCCTGTCCAGCCAGTTGTATCAAGATTCGCGGTATACACGCCCTGGGCCAGCCGGACGATAGGCGCAGCCGGGTACACAACCGTCACAATAGTGCCGGGGCTAGCCCTGTACTTGAGCGTGATCGTGGTCGGGTCGGTCAGGGCCCCGGCCGCATTCACAAAGTTAGCCGTCGTCCCGACCAGCGTGCCGCTCATGTATACGTTCAGGTTCTGTAGCTTCAGGCTCACGGTAGCTCGTTCCCTATGCTTACCTGTCCGGCAGGCTCATTCGTAACGGTGACTGACCCTACGGAAGCATCGCTGATTGCTACGCTACCGATAGCCCTGTTAGCAATCGTTACCGAGCTAGACGAGTCAGTTACGATCGCGAAGTTAACCTGGCGATTGGTTATTGTGACTTTGCCGGGGAAGTTTGTCGGCGGCGGAGCTCCGAATATGTTGCGCTGTAGCTTACGCAGGAACCGGAAGAAGCCCACCCACCGGTTACGCGAGCCGGTAGCTGCCGGAGGCGCCTTCACCTTGGCAGTCAGTACCGTAGGTACAGACGGACGCCGGTAAGCAAGCACAGGCCGCGTCGGGCGCCTCGGCTGTGGCGGCGCATTCATCGGCTGCGGCAGGCGCGATATACGCCGGAGCAGTACGGCGCCGACGCGGGCCCGGCTACCACCCTGCGCAGGTATGACCGGGACAGGCTTCACTACTACGGGTAGACGCATGATACGCCGGTAAATGACAGCCCCAGTACGGGCCCGGCTACCCGTCTGCGCCTTAGCGACAGGTACGACTGGCGCTGCCGCTACAGTAATGGGCATCCCAGGCGAAGCAGTGCGCCGTACCGTGGCCCCTGGCCGGCCAGCCCGGCGCGAGCCTGGGAGAGTAGCGGGGGCAGCAGGAGCAGCGGTAGGCGGCGCCAGACTCGCAGAAGAGCGCTTCGGGATCGCCATACCGGGGCGCTCTATCCTGACGCCGCCTACCGCCCGGAGCGGCGCCGTAAGCCATGGACGGCGCCGCTGGACGATACCGGCTAGCCGGGCTCTTGAGCCGGTAGCCGGTACGGGACGGATAGGCATTACTACGACACCCCTACGCCGCAGAACCAGACCGCCCAGCCGGGGCTTGCCCCCTGATTGCACAAGCGGGGAAGGAACAGGAGGCGGAGCCCCGGTGATCTTGAACTGAGGGGCCCGGCGCCACCGGTACCCGAGCAGCCGGGCAACAGGCGAGCGGCCCGCGCGCACGAACACGGCCGCTGGCGGCGGAGCCCCAAATATGTTCAGCTGCCCCTGGCGCTTCCACCGGTAGGCCGCGAGCCTCGCGACGGGCGAGCGCCCCGGCTTCGGTACGATCGCGGGCGCGACCGGTGGCGCCGCCACGAAACCCGCTGGCCGGCGCCCCGTAGGCGCCGCCGTACGGGCCCGTACCGGGTTCCCGGCCAGGGCCCGGCCGATCCACGGAGCTACGATGGCCCGTACCGGCCGGTAACTTACGAGCCTACCCGCTAGCCGCGACGGGCGCCCTAGGGCTGGCAGTGGTCCGCTGACGCGCGCCTGGGAGGGTAGCTGGCTGCCCGGCCTACGGGCGATCCACCCGAGCCACCTGACCTTCTGAGGCTGCTGCTGACGCACAAGTGCGGCCGGAGGAGCTATCTGGGCGGCTGGGCGACGCGACAGCGATCCAAGCCAGCGAACCTTCTGTGGTATCTGATGCCTGGCAGGATTGGGCCCGGACACCTGAAGCTGGCTCGTCAGCTGCGTACCCGGCCTCCGCTGGCGCAGATGAAACCACTTAACCCGATTCGGAGACGGGTACCGAGCCGGAGGTGGTCCACTAACCTGAAGCTGGCTTGGTACCTGGCTACCTGATCGCCGGTACGGCCACCCAATCCAGTGTGCCTTCTGCGGCTGCTGCTGGCGAATAATAGGCATCTGAGGTGCAAGCTGGGCGGCCGGACGCCGAGACAGCCACCCGAGCCAGCGAGCCCGGTTTAGCGCCGGACTACGTGCAGGCGGTACGACAACAGCAGCAACCGGAAGCGACTGCTGGCCGCCTGGCCTACGCGATAGCCATCCTAGCCAGCGTACCCGGTTTGGCGACGCCGACCTGGCCGGGGCTGCAACAACCTGGGCAATGGCCGGTACTGCTGACGCCCGTCGTACCGGCCGTACGTAAATGCCAGGTGCCTTAATGCGCAGCTGCTGAAGCACGGCCTGGCTCGCAGCTGGCGGCTGAGCCGCAAATACTGCCAGCGCGCCATTACAGTTAGACGATGCCGTCCCTGTGAATAGAGGCGAGTACGTACCGACCGGTGCAGGCAGAACATAGCCGACATTGCCACCGGACGAAGTAAATATGATGTATCCAGATGGGTTAGTCTGACTTGTATTGTTAAAGTCTACCGTACCTATAACTAGGCATCCAGTATCTGGTATCCCGAGCGGCCCGCCCGTTAGCGTGGGGACGCTGCTAGTTGATCCTCCTGCCCACGAGGTGACGTAATGATCAATCCCGGACCATTCTGTCAGGGCTATCCGCTGGAAGGTAGTAACTCCGCCCTCCCAGTTAATCGTCACGGACGTGACCGACGCCGCCTTGACAGACCAGGCAACGAAGTCGGCAACATGAGCGCTCGCGCCATCAGCCGGGTCAATCGTGGACGACAGTGGCGGATTCTGCGCGGTAAGGGATGACTGCGCAGCATTGACGCTAACATACCATTTGTTACCAGCCGTGTCTGTAATAGACGTAGGAGCCACGAACGCGCCGTTGTCTAGGTCGTAAAGATGCCCGGCAATTATGAGTGTGTTCCCGGCTACTGTCGTCCTAGTTATGGTGGCAGGAGATCCAGTACTAACTCCAGCTACACCTGTCTGCCCAACAAGAACTATTTGCGGATGGACAGGAGACAGCATATGACGTACCGGACGCACATAGCCTGTCGGAGTCCGGGGCCGGGCTGGCATAGGGGCCAGACTTACTACTGGCGCCGCTGCTACAACTATCGGCCTAGCTACCGGACGGATAGTTCGCAACCCCACAGCCCTAGCCCGAGCAGCTGGTTTGGCCATCGGCGGAGGAACAGACGGAACCATGGTTCCGGAATGATGAGTCTTCCGCCTGGCAAATGCGGGGCGCTCGCGAGAGGCAGGGTGCTGAATCGTTGCCGCAACCCCTGCAGTTCCCTTGTATACAACGACGATACCGGTGCTGTGCGCGACCGTGGCCGTGAAGCCGGGCGCAAAGGAAAGCGTAGCTCCAGATGTCGGACTCGATAGCTTGCCTATGATGAAATGGCTGAATGCCGACGCCCCGCCGTCATCAAACTCGTCGGTGAACGAGCCGAGGGAACTCCAGCTGTTCGTTGTACTGCTAGAGCCGGACCCGATGTTCTCGACCGAGAGAGCATACTCGCCGCTACCCGCAACGTTGCCAGTCGTCGTAGTCGTCAGCGCGCCTGTGGTGCCTGAGTTAGTGCCTGCTGTATCGGACGATGGCGTGCCGCCGCCCGAGTCGTTCAATTCATGCAGGGTACAGGTCACGCGAGTACGAATAGAGGTGCCTGCGATAGAGCTAGTGAATGCCGGGGCTGCATCTGATCCGGCAGCAACCTTCTCCCAGATCGCAGATACCGAGTTGGTGGCGACTATTTCCTGGGTCTTGGTCCATCCGGTCGTGCCAGCCGCCTCGGCTGTGGCCGCCGCCGAACTAGATCCAAACGCGGTAACAATCGCAACTAGCCTATTGTTGGCTGTCCGGTTCTGGCCGGTACCCCACGCGCCGGTAACCGTGATCGTGCCGGTTCCTGAGGTGGTCTGCGCCGGTGCTGCAGGTGTACCGACCTGGCTGACAGACATCAGCCAGCCTCACCTGAAGTACCGGCGCTGAAACTCATCCCGTGCCTTGCTTTCTTGCCGAGAACCCCCGGAGGGGTAGGATGTAAAGTATTCAGTTGTTACGCAGCGCCGGTTAGCATGAAGGCAGTCAGCCCTCCGGCCAGCCAGGCGAGGTACGGGCCCCAGCTAATGGTATGGGTAGCCGTGAGCGCGGCGATGAAGAAGCACACGGCCGCAATCAGGAACAGAAACCGGATCAGCGTCCACGGCCGGGGCGCGTAAAAGCGAGTCGGCTGCTGTTCCTGAGTAGCGGTCATCTAGGGCCATCCTGGGTAGCTTGTGTCACCACGGTTCAATCCCCCGAAGAGCTCCGCCGGCTCTGCTGGCTGCGCCCAGTCCCTTGGGTACTTCCAGAAGTCGAACCGGCAGTAGAGGATTGTGCTTGGCCCGCTTGGGGGTCCTTGGAGGAGGGGCTCGCCGCAGTTTGGGCAGGCGACTGGCGGGACGATCCCGTTCCCTGGGCTGAGGCTCCACTCTTGCCTTGCTTGCTTCCTGATGTCGAGGAGCTGGTACCAGCTGATGGCTCGTCACCTTCTTCAACGACTTGTTCTTGTCCTGGAAAATCTGGTAGCGGCGTACCCGCCCGCTGTTCAGCGACGGTCACCGTCTCGTCGTCGGGTACCCCGGCTGCCTTCTGATCGGCCACGGAGAGGAATACCCGCTCGCCGCGCTCCTGGCCGGGGACGACCGGCTCCCAGTTGCTGGGAGGAAGATCAATTCGCAGCTTCGGCATGACGCTCAGTGCTTCCTAGTCGTGTCACGAACCGGAGGATGGAAAAGCCCGGTCGCAGAGTTGGTGACGCCCTTCTTGGTCAGCGTCGCGAGCTCCTTGGACTGATCGAAATTGCTTACTTCTTCCCACGACGCCTTAGCCATCGCTCTTGCTCCTTCCTGATGACTTCCGCTGGGGTGACGACGACGCCGGGCTGTCGCCGGTAGGAGGCCCAGCGTCAGCTGACCCTTCCTCTGCGCCACCTAGTCCCGCCGCGCCCGATGAGTCATCCGGCGCCGTCGCCACGTTCTCTGCCTCGCTACGGGCTTCCGCCTCGCTACGAGGGGTATGGCACCCAGGGCACTGTTCCTCGCCGTCGCGCGGGATGATCTCCTGCGTACCACATACCGTACAGGTCCATGCTCCTGGGAATGACATATTACTCCTCCCACTCCACGTTCAGCTGGAAGTAATGCGATGCCGGCAGCGCCGCACCAGTCCGGTTGACGAACGCGAGGCCCAGCGAAGTCGAACCGCCGACGTACAGTTCTTCCATCAGTTCGTAGGGCAGGTCACCCATCAGCTGATCGTTGAAGGTGATCGTCGCCACGTCAGCCGTCTGAGCGCCGATCGTAGGAGGCGTGCCGAACGTAGTAACCAGGAACACCTTATTCACAGGGCCCAGGCCACCGGGCTGGTAAGCGAACGTAGTTGCGTTGGTCGGGGTCGCGGCAGCGCCGGAGGTAACCGACAGGCCGACCGCAACCTGCATCGACGTAATAGCGCCACCCGAGTTGCCGACGCCGACGTTGACCCGGCGCAGCTTCGCGTAGAATGCCACGTAGCCGATGAAGCCGAACATCGTGTTGTTGGCGACAGCCGCCGCTGACTGGAGGTTAGCTGCATACCTAGCCATCGGACGCGCCCCTTACCTCGGCCAGCTGCCGTCGTAGGTCTTCGATCTCGCTTTGCGCGTCGTGTTCGGCCGTGCCCTCAGGCGACAGCTTCCTCAGGCGCTGCTCGTGTGTGACGCCAGAACTGTACTCAGCGTGAAGTTCCACGATGTTCTGGGCGACGTTCTTGAGCGCCTGAACATCCCCATGCAGATGCTGAAGATTCGAGTCCTGTCCCCAGCCCGCCGTAGCGTGCTCATTCGCCAGACCCGTCAGGTACTGCTCGATGTCGTCTAGCTCAGCTAGGACGTCACGATCGTTGCCTGCCAATTCCTTCCCTCCTAGCTAACTGATGCACCGCTGTCTAGCGGGACATAAACCAAGTACCACTGCATCTGACCGGTGTCGCCCGCAGTAGTCGTCCAGGTAATGACGCCAGCCGGAACTATGAACGGAACGACTGGCGCCTGAAGCGCGACGACGTTGCCCTGGAAGGGCGCAGCTGCGACCCCAGCAGAGAAGTTCGCCGCGTACCACGAGCCGAGTACCTTGCTCGTGACGACGGCTGATGTTGCTATGCTCGCGCTCGCGTTCGCGCCACCGGTAGGCGTATTGCCTAGGCTGAGGCTGGTGACGGTAGCCCCTAGAGCCGTCGTCACCAGCCCAGCCATCAGCTGAACAACTACCGATCCGCCGGTCACCGTGTACAGCGTACTCGTCGCTGTCTGAGGAAGCGCCTGGGCACCCTTTGTCACAAGGTAGCCCGGTACCCCGCCAGCCCCACGGATCTCGACAGACATATCAGACCGCCGTTACCGTTGCGCCGAACTTGGGCGAGAGCGGCTGGTAGTACAGGATCCAGGTAACCGCCCCGGCGTTCGTGGCATCGGTCGTGATCGTGATATTTGCCGCGATCGTCACGAAAATGCCAGCCGACGCTGCCGCCCCTGACGCGACAACAGGGGCCGGAAGCGCGCCGCCCGAAGTCAGCGGCATCTGGATGACGCTACCGACCGCTGTTGCGTTGTATGCCGCAACCGGTGCCGCTGCGATAGCGGCCGGCAGGCCCGTCACGCCGATCGTCGGCTTCACGGCCGTAGCCGCGAACAGGGTACTGACGACGCCGACCAGCCCGGTCACCACGACGGAGCCGGTCACCGCGAACAGGTTGCCCGTAGCCGTAGCCGGCAGTACCTTACCGACGTTGACGACGACATGGCCAGTCTCCACCCTGCCGTGCGAAGTGACATCCCTGTAGAGAAAGCCCTTGGCGCCGTTCGACATGTCAGCTCCCCAGGATTTCCAGGCTTGCCGGCGCGCGCTGGTGAACCAGGTCTCCCAGAGTTACCGAGCAGAGGCCGGAACCGGTTGCCACGGCGTTCAGGTAGTTGAACGGGTCGGACAGCTGCGACGTGTACACATGGAACACAGTCATCGCGGCCGTAGTCAGCCCGGTCGTAGTACCGTGGGTGTAGGTGCTGACCTGCGGAGAGAAGATCAGCTTGTTCCATCCGGCCGTCCCGTCCGTGGCGGTTGACCAGTAAACGTCGCGGATAGCCGCGAGCGCCGTGTCAGCGCCGCCGAACGAGGATCGCTCGTTCAGCGTGATGACGGCGGTTGCCCCAGTCACGACGACCATGACGACGCTTGCACTACGCAGCTTAAAAGGCTTGCCGCTCGCGATCGGGATGACGTTGACCGTACGGCCAAGCATCTCCATTCCTGCCATTACTACTTTCCTTCCTGCCGGGGTTTCAATGCCGGCGGATTCGCGCCTACAACCGCACGTACTCCGGGAACGGCGCTAGGGGTTACCGCTGTGCTAGCTGCACGAACGGGGTCAGGGTGCTGCTTGAGTTGTTGTGAGGAGTGATCGCGCTCTGGATCCACGGACGCCCATCGAGACGCTCGATGACCCGGAATGCGGTCTTGTCGTTCTGGAACTTGTACTGCTCGCTGCTCGCCGTCTGCATCATCTGGCGGTCACCGATCAGGTAGTAGGACAGGTCCACGAAGTTGATGTCTCCGGGGCTGCCGAGTACCGGGGTCTTCTCGGTGAAGAAGACCGGGCGCCCCAGGATCGTCACCGGAGGAGTCGCCGCGCCGGGGTTGGTGTAGTTGCCCATCCACACCGGCCCGCCACCGGTACCGACGGACAGCGCCATCGTCGCCAGTTCGGGGAAGGTGTCGATCGAGCAAATCCAGCAGGCGTTGCCGAGCGCGGTCGGCAGCATACGGGCGAACATCTTGACGACGTTCTCCCATACGATCGTTGCCGCCGCCTGGCCGGTCTCCTTCGCCACGTTCACGGAAGCCGGGCAGTTCACGAATCCCAGCGGCTCGCCAACGCCCGTACCGTTCATGAACGCGATGTCTTCGAACCAGGCGATGGCCCTCGGGAAGATCGTGTCGAAGAACGAGGAGAACGCCGGGGCGTCCGACAGGAGCTCGTTCGGCACTTCGGCATAGCCGGTCAGCTTCTTGGCGTCGAGCACGACGCGGCCGAAGCTGGCCTGGGACTCGACCAGCTGCGCAGCCTCTTCAGTCCAGTAGCAGACCACGCCGCCGAACACCGAACTGACGTTGCTCGTGGTGTCGATCATCGGGATGGGCACCCGCAGGCTATCCATCGGGATGACCTGAGCGCGAGGCCGCACGACCGCCGACTCCAGCGCGACTTCGAGAATGTCGCTACGGAGCGTCTCGGGGATCAGGAACCCGCCGTCCGCCGGAACCTCAGACCCGTAGCTGTTCTGGATCTTGAGAATCTTGCCCCGGAGCTCCGCCAGATGCTCGCTGTTCTTGAGCGTCTCGAATCGGGGCCAGACAGCCTGGAAGTACTCCGCGGACGAGTCGATGTGGAGATCGCCCATGTCCCGCTCCAGGCGGGCGCCGAAGCTGTTCTTGTTGTAGACGGCGCCCTTGCCAGTGCTGACCTTGCGAACATCGGACCCGTACCGGTTACCGTTGGCGTTCGAGAAGTTGCCGGCCAGCTTGCCGTTCATCGTGAATCCCTGGCCGTTGTTCTTCATGAACTCAGCCAGACCGATCTGGACCTGCTCCTTGATCTGGGCCTGGAGGTCAGCGTCCTTCTTCATGGTCGCCTGCGCATAGACGCCGATGAACTCCTTGAACTTGCCCGGCTCCGACATCATCATCCGGACCTTGGCCGGATCGCCCAGGAAGTCCTCCAACTCGTCCGGGCTGCTTGGAATGGTTACCGGCATTTCACGCTCCCTTCAGAGCATTGAGGATCTGGTCGTCCGAAAGTTCAGACCAGAATTCGTTCTCGCTGTGATCGGACGACTTGCCGCTGTCGTCGTCACCACTCGGCAACCCGAGTGCACGCGCGTGAGCCTTCAGATGACTCAGCGCGGCGTCCTTGTTCTTCAGATCCTGCGTCTGGTTCCAGCGACCGAGCGCCGCGACAACGCCGCCCTTGTCGGGGCCACTACCCGGCCCGTTGTGGTGCGGGAGCGCCCAGTGACTAGAGCTGTCAGGCTCGCCGCTCGTGTGCTCGCCCGCGCAGATAGACCGGAAGTCCGAAGCCGAGTGGCACTTGGCCAGGGCTGCAGCCGCGTCCCAGAACCAGATCTCCATATGGCCATCGGCATGCATCACGACAACGCCGCCCTCATCGGCTCGCGCCGATACTCCGGCGTGCGAGTGATCGTGGTTGTTATCGTTGTGATGAGCATGCTTGTGCGAGTGATTGCCATCGCTGTTCGCGCCGGGGCCATCATGCGCAGGATGGTTATGGGTGTGGCCATCGGTAGTCATCGGGCCGTGGCTGCCGTCAGTACCGTCGTCGGCGTCGTTGTCGCTGTTGGCGTTCCGGGTCGCCGGGCCCCTGGGCAGCGTACCGCCGCTGGCGAATACGCCCATATCCCAGTTGTCCGACGGCGGGATAGCAACCCGTCCACCCGAGTAGTCAGTCAGCTTGTCGGCCAGGCCGATGTCGATCGCTTCCTGGCCGTAGTACCAGGTCTCCGAGCGCATCAGCTCCCGCCAGTACGCCTGCGTCTTACCGGCGTGCTGAGCGTAGATGCCCGCGATCATGTCGGAAGTCTTCTCCAGGTGATCCGCAAGCTCCCGGAAATCAGTCGCCGTACCGATGCCCATGGCGAAGCCGTCGTGGATCATCATCTTCGCCTGCGGCGCAATCCGTACCTCCTTGCCGGCCATAGCGATGACCGAGGCGATACTGGCCGCGAGGCTGTCGATGGTGACGCTCACGTTGTCGCGGGCCATGAGCGCGTTGTAGATCGCGATGCCGTCGTCAACCTCGCCGCCCGGCGAGTTGATATGAACATCGAGCGGTCCTTGCACATCAGCGAGGTCACGTATCATATCGTTGGCACTGACGCCAAAGAACCCGATCTCATCGTAGATATGCAACTGAGCTGGCCCATTAGCCTGGTTCCGGATTCGGTACCAGTCAGTACGACCAGCGTGCAGTGCGAACAACCTTCTTGTCGTCCGCCAGGGAGTGTTGTTTGTCATACGAGCTCCTTATGCCCGTTGGTGTGACTGTTACCGAAAGATTCTCTGATCAGCGACGCCAGTGCATGAGCCTCGATATCGCTCATGTCCCTGGACGTTATCGCCCTGCGAACACCACCCCGTAGCGCCGATGCCGCCTCAACAGCCTCGTGCCTCGTGAACTCGTACTGGCTCGCCTCAGGATTACCCTCGCCCGGCCCAGGGGGCGTCCCTGGCAGCGCCGCAGCCGGGGGCCCGGTAAAGGCCATGGGCGGTAGGCCGACCACCTCTAGCACCTCGCCTGGGTCCCAGCCAGCCTTGGCCAGTACGGCAGCCGCTGCGCTCTTGGACGTTAGCTCGTCGTTGGCGTCATTGCTGCTCGTTGGCGTCGGGTCCTCAAAGTCAAATTCGCGATCGGCACTGGTGCCTGCGAACATCGGCAGGTACATGGAGTTCAGTACGTTACGGGTACGCTCTAGCCGGGTAACCTCGTGCCAGGCCACGTGAACTTCTTCGGCGGTCTGCGCATTCGCGCGGTTCACGTCATCCGAGTTGCCGAGCATGGCCTGGTGAATGCGGTACGCCTCGCGGATGATGTCGCGATCGACCTTGCTCAGCTCCGCGAACTGCATGTCACGCATCGTGTACGTGTTCTGCGTCCAGGTAGCGCCCTGCTCTAGCACCCCAACCCGGTGCCCGCGAGCTAGCCCCTGGTGCTGCTCACGCCAGCGATCTGAGAACTCATCAAACTCGTCATCAGTTAGCCGCTTGCTAAAGGTAACGATACCACCTGGCGTCGCGCTGTTCAGGAAGAAGTTACGGCTCCATTCGGCCGTATACCGCTGGCTGTCGATGTTGGCCATGATCGACTGGATAGGACTCATGCCACGGTAGAAGTCGGTCGGGTGCGGATAACGCATCTGGATAACTTCACTCGTGTCCAGCGGTACCTGCTCACCATTCGGACCAGAGTAAATCCAGCCAGCTAGGTACTTCTGGCGATCCGGCACTGGCTCCATGCGGTCGGGGCGTACATTCCACATCGCTATAGGAACACCCTTGCCGCTGGGGCCCCGGTCAAGTACCCAGTACCATTCGCCGACTAGCTCCATAAACTGCCAGCCGACCTCACGGAAGTCATTGCCCGTAGCGAAGTCGTTGGGCTTCTTCCAGAGATCCATGGCCAGATGCTTCAGAACCTCGACGCGCTGGTCTGAGCCTACGTCCGACCGCGAGTAGCGGACACGACCGTCCTGCTGCGACCTGAACATCTTCCAGACTGCCTTAGCCTGGCCCGTCGAGATCAGCTGGACGATCGCGTACAGGGTACCGCTATTGCCCATCGACTGAAGCTGACTAAACCGGTCCTGGCCACCCGAGCCGTACAGCCGATTACCCTGCACATTCCAGCGGCTGGCGTGCGGGATCGGCCCGGCAAGATTGAGCATCTTGCCTATGAGGCTCTTCCCGCCAGCCATCGTTCAGTCTTCCGAGTCAAGCCCCATGTGACCGCCGCCGCCAGACTTCGGCGGCGTACCAGTCTCCTGGTCTGGGCCTACAGTGCCCTCGTTCGGGCGCCCGGTCTCGCCTTCCTGCTCTACCTTACCAGGCCGGTGTTCTGCCATCTTACTGTCCTTTCGCTGCTGCGGCTGTGAGCATATGCTCGTGAATCATGTCAATGCGGTGCCGCGCCTCGGCTGCCACATTCGGGTCGCGAACCAGGGTCAGCTGATTATCCTGCTTCTCCTCGCCGCCAGTCGACCAGTTAGTGCTGCCGGTCACGACATCCAGACCGTCTACCACTAGGAGCTTCATGTGCATGATAGCGCCCTTCTCGGAACGGCCGATCGCTACCGAGTTGGACGGGAATGCGTCTTGCGCCAGAAGTGCCTTCTCGTGAACACCGCCTGCCTGGCTGCTGTCAAGCGTCAGACTCACGTAGCACTGATCGTTCTGAAGCTTACCCAGAAGCGCTGCGGCAATCTCGTCATCGTCAAAGCCGTACATTGCCACGACGAGAGATTTGGTAGCCGAGTTCACAACATCGACAAGCACGCCGTGCACGTCATCTACCGGAGAGTAGAACGTCAGCGTGTTCACAGGGTAGCCGGGCGCGAACGGGCCACCCGTCTTGTGCTTGTACAGCGTAGTGAGATCGGCTAGGGCCATTAGGGCTGCACCAGCTTAGTCCAGGTGGTCTTACCAACGATCCCGTCTTGGGTGATCTTCTCGGCACCCTGGAATGCCTTCACCTTACTCGTGGTTCCAGGGCCAAAGATGCCGTCGATCGTCAATGGGAAGTTGCGGGCGCAGAGCAGACCCTGCAGCGTATGGATATCCCAGTGCCCCGAGCTATCCGACTCGCCTTCATGCAGCGTTGGCAGGGTCACCGTAATGGTAACCTCGCCCGGAGGCGGAGGAGGTGGCGGGGGAGGCGGAGTAGAGCCCTTGATATTCCAGAGCTTGACGGTTTTCAGAACCAGGCTGAGATCGAAGTTGCCAGAGAACAGGTACTGAGTCGCTACCGTGTCACCCTCGGTGACCATATGTGGCTGACCGGTCGGGTCTGCGACGAACGTGCCCCCGCTGGTTTTCGGGTTGCCGAAGATGAACCCCCTGGAGCCGTACTTCATCACCGGGTACCCGGCATCGGTCAGGCCGATGTTGAAGGCGTTCACGTACGCGGTATCGACAGCAGTCTCCAGGTCAAGACAGACCGTGCTGCCCTTCGGGGCCCCGACAGCCTTCAGCCAGTTCAGGAATCCGCCGATGTCGCCAGCCACGTTCACCTGAGTCGGGTTACTACGTACCCAGGTAGGCAGCCGGTAGGTAGCAGACTGCGCATCCGTCTCTGTCTTCGACCAGGCATGCGGCGTATCGCCGCCAGAGTAAACAAGGCAGATATCCGCATCATGCTCCTGCGGCGGGAATGCCTCGTCCACCATCAGGTAGTCACCGGTCGAATCCATCCCCCGGCCGGCCAGGCTGGTTTCCGCCCCGAGCGAGTGCCTAGGAAGGTTCCTGAACCATTCCATGACCTCTTGTTCTAGCGTAAGTGACATCAGTCGCTCACCTTCCACTCAAAGAGCAGGAATGTGATACCAGTCACAAACAGCCCGGCAAACAGCGAATGTACGAATGCCGCCGCGTCTATGAACCCGAGGCCCATGATCGAGTAGGCGTGCTGCCTGACGTGATCGACTGCTGGCTTAGCAGTCGCCTTGCCGATTGTGATGGCGGACCGCGCGATCCCGCTCGCCGCTGCAGCCGCGCGGGTCCGCCATCGGCTAATCGCCCCCGGAGGCCGGGGAGATGGATAAGTCAGCGTTGAACTGCTCATGCGGTCGCCACCCTAGGCGGAACCATGTGGATATACGTCACGTCGCCCTCCTCGCTCAGTAGACGTCCCCAGGTATCCCAGGTCATGTAGAACCGGCCGCCAACACCCCATTGCGGGCCCCACGAATTCCAGCATCCCACTAGCTGCGAATCCACGATTACCTGGTCCACGAGCACTTCATGGCCGCCAGCCACCTGGCTGCCGGGGCTGACCGCCACGAGCCCGCTGCTGTCGGGCGTGTACATCGAGTCGTACCATGGAATGCCGGTAATGCCCGGCCTAAGCGCCAGGGCCCGTAGCGCGTCCTGAAGGCTGAAGGTGTGGTCGTAGCTGTAGATCCAGCCCAGCTGCTTCGCTGCCTGGCAGACGGTCAGGCCGCTGCCGCCGAAGTCATTCACGGTCGGGTTCTCTGGCGACCAGGGAAAGCCCTCAATCTCCGTCTCGCGCTCATAGAGCACGTCGGAGTCGGCGTCGGTGTAGCGGTGCTTCGACTGAGCCGGGCGGCTATTCATCCGGCCACACGCCGCCTCGCAGGTACACT